CCGATATTCCTGTACCAGCCGATATAGCGACTGTTTGGTCAGGAGCAGTATTCGTTACAGTTACCGCACCAGTTGAACCTGATACGCTGATTCCTGTGCTTGCTGTTAATGAATTAACCACATTAGTAAGGCTTGCACCTGAACCCACAAAACTGGTAGCAGTAATGGTTGTGCCAGTAATAGCTAAAGGCGTTGTGCCGCCAATAACCATGTTATTCATTGTTCCTGCGTTAGTCGGTGCAATTTCAAGCGAACCTGAACCAGTTGGCTTTATATGTACGTGACCTGTACCAGTAGGGCTAATATCAATTTGTGCGTTTGCACCATTAATATTTGTAGCTACAGCAATAGTGACATTATCGCCACCACCTGCGCCCATACTAATTTGGGTTGTTCCAGCCGAGTTTCTAAGTGCTAAACCAGCAGAATTCGTAGCTTGAACGATTGGGGTAGTAACGCTAGTAGAAGCTGCTAATGTCGTAACGCCTGTTACTGCGCCTGTATCGCCTACTGCTACCACGCTATTTTGTAGTAATTTGCCTGTAGTACTGTCAAAACGAGCAATGGCGTTATCTGTGCTTGAAGATGGGCCTACTACATCACCTAATCCTGTTACACCTGTAATTGAACCGCCAGTAATATTGACGTTATTGGCATTTTGCTCTGCCATTGTGCCAAGACCAACTAAGGTATGGTCAGCGTTCCAATCACTAGGGCGAACTAAATTGGTGTCCGCATCGTCAGGTATTGTGCTGACTTTACTGTGTTTGACTGTTATAGGCATTATTGAACTCCAGTAATCTTACCGTCAGGGCCACGTACTACAGTTCTAGGTTGTTGCATCTTATTAACCAAAGCGGCTAACATTTCTGTTAATTGCTGGTTACTTAATTGCATTTGGTCTATTGCTGGTTTTAGCGGATGGTCTGCCATTTGTGAGTACCCCATAGTGTCTTGTAGAATTTTAGCGTTTTCAATAGCATCAATATAAGCGGCAGAACCGTCATCTAATCCTGCATTAATACGTGCAGTTTCAAGTTTTGCGGCATTGTCTAGGTATGCCACCAAAATAGCCTTATTGTTGTCTGCTACGGATTTCTCTTTATTTGATTCAATCTTCATTTGCTCAAGTTGAGCAGTAAATTGTGCTTCACGCTCATTACGGTCATTTTCCAATTGGAATTTAAGCTGGTTCTCTTGGGCTTGATACTCTTGTTTAGCCTTCTCAAGTTCCATCTGCATCTGCATTTTTTGTTGCTCAATTTGTGATTCCATCTGAAGTTTTTGGGCTTCTGCTTGGGCTTTAGCTTGCTCAGACGCTTGTGTGGCTTGCATTTTGGCTTGCTCTAACTGCATTTCCATCTGCATCTTCTGTTGTTCAGGTGATGGTGGTTTTGGTTGACCTTCTGCATCTTTGGCTTGCTGACGGAATTTATCTGCGGTTTCGTCAATCAATCCTTCCATACCTTTGCCAGCCTTAAACGCAGTCACGCCAAACTTGAGCATCTCCATGAGTAATGGGGTTAGTTCAGGAGCTTGTGTAGCTACTGGTAAGGCTTGGTTCATAAACTGGGATAAAGCACCTAAGAACTCAATCCTGTTGGCTTTTTCTTGTTGCTCATCCTGATAAATCATTGAGTCGCTAGTTACCTCAATACGGAAGTTCTTAGCGGGTTCGTCTTTTAAAAGCTGTAAGGCTTGCGGTATTAACTGTTGGTCTTGTGGGCTTAGTTGCATTGCACCACTAATTTTGACAATCGTATCGTCAGTAAAGTGCTTGCAGATAATCTGAGCCTTGATACTTAGAAGCTCGGTAGCAAAGTCCACGACTGCGTGTTGCATATTCTTAAGTCTGCCTGCTGCGTTATTAGACTTAATAATCTGTGCCCCAAGCGTTTCATTGGGGTCTGTCTGTCCCCGTTGAATGTCGGCAATACCCATAATCTCGTAAATCTGACCCTTGACTTGCTCCATAGCCTGATAAGCCATCGTCAAGCCTTGAGCGATTGGGGTTATATCTACTAAGTCAATAGCCCCTTTCATGCCTTGTTTCTCAGCAAAAGCAGCCCAGTTCTTAACTGGTATTAGGGTATTGTTCTCGCCCTCAGAGAATAGTCTTGCAAGGCTAGGTTCGGATGCGTCATAGACACCTCGTACTTTTAAGGCGTTAATAAAGCCATCTATGCGGTCAGCAAGCGTGTCTAATTGCTTGGCTTGGTCTTGATATAGTACAAAGTCAGGTACAGGCTCTAGGCTATCTGTAGTCAATGTGGCGTACATTGGTTTAGGGCAAGGGAAGAATCCCTCTAACTGTAGTGGGTCATCCTTTTCATCAAGAATCTCGCCCATAGACTTGCTAACCCAAAAAACTTTGCCTTGCTCTTTATCCCAAATCTCATAGATACAGGCTTGGAAATGCTCGGCAGTCATCTGTTTGGTAGCCCATTTGTCTGACTCAGGCTTAGTATCTAGCGGAATCTTACCGCCAACTTCTTCGCCAAAGCGGTCAATCAGAGCTTGTCGGCTCATATAGACTTTACGCCATACAGCCGTTACCTCTTCCCAAGTCCTTGCAACAGTATGGCCAAAATCACGCCAATGGACATAATCAACAGGGGCACACTCATATTCAATGCGTTCTTGCGACTCCACCAGTTCAGCGTTTTCCGTTTCTGCTTCATCGGCATCCTCTGTAATTTGTAGCCCATCTTCGGGCATTTGACCTGCAATACCTTCGTTGATGTTATTTTGCTCTGCAACAATATGTGGCTCATAACGCACCCATGCCGTACCTCTACCACCTAATAAGCGGTCAAGAACCGCATTATCCATAGCAGAACGATAGTCATGGTAATGCTCGACTTCGTACTCTAAAGCCCGTTCTAGCATCATAGAAGCAACACGCCCAATCGGGTCGTTATCTCTAAATCTTCGGCTTACATCGGGGCGTGGCAGTCTAGCAAAGATGGCAGGCTTGATAACCTGAACATTTGACCAAAGGATATTAAAGCGAGCATTGGGGTTATTACGGGTACGGCTGTCATCACGATAACGCTTAACAATTCGGGGTACTCTAGCTTCCCATTCCCTAAATGATTTGTCATACTGGGCTATACAGTTGTACCAATCTTCGTAAGTCTTGTTTAGCGTATCGTTCATAATTAATACCTTTGATTAGTAATTCGTGGCGTAGATTTCCACATTTCCTCTAGCGTAACCTCATTCTGTCCAACAGTAATGCCACGAATCGGTGCGTTTTGCTTCGCAATTTCTGATTCATCTTGCCAAGCCACAGAAAGCATCCTAAAAGCATCACATCCATGCGATGCCCAATTATGGAGAGGCTTATCTCGAAATACTTTCTTATCTTCATCGTATTCCCTTTGGTACTGACGCAAACATTCAATGCCCTCTGAACACTTCATGGCATCAAACCAAGTCCTAGCTAATGCCATCCTTGATGCTTGTATGCCGTCTTGTAATGACAGATTTGGAACAATTTTAAACAAATTTCCGCTTTTTAGGGGTAATTTATCGATTAATTGTTCAATTATTGACTTACCACCACTTGCTAAAGTCTTTGCTCTAGCGTCATGCGGTAGCCAATGTGTACCATATTCGTATGGTCGTTCTTTAATTTGGTTAGCATAATAAGGAATAGGTTGCCCATGTGCTTCATGGTAATCCAATACCCGTATCTCTCCATGTACGACCTGATACCACCAAATAGCCGTAGCATCGTTAAAGCCCAAGTCCCAAGCCGTATGCACAGGGAATAAGGTGTCACACTCAACCTTATCAATACGCCCTGCATCGGTCAGTAATCGCATCTCAACGCCATATATAGCCCCAATGATGGCAGCTTCAAAGCTACATTCAAACTCTTGCTGATACTGGTCAACAGTCATTAACTTTAATGCGTCATCCAGTTCTTCTTGGGCGATTATCTTGGTTTGACTAGCCCGTAAAGTCTTGCTATACCATTCATTTGGGTTAAGGTTAGCGTACTGGTAAATGTCGTAAAAGGTGTTATGACCCTTTGGAGTACCAATAAATACAGCCCAAGTCTTATAGCCATTCATGCCGTTGCGGTCAGTCAATAATGGTCTAATGACTTCACCCCAAACCTTTGGGCTTCGCATATCTGCGTATTCGTCTAAAACCACCCCATCAAGGTACATACCCCTAAGTGCGTCAGGATTGTCTGCACCAAACAAACGAATTCTAGCCCCGTTAAACAGTTCGACCCACAATTCAGAGATATTGTGTTTAACCCTTGCAGGCTCGCTAAACTGCATAAGGTAATCAAAAGCAATGGCTTTGGACTGGGCGTAGTACGGGCTAATGTAGGCATATCGGGCATTTGGTTTGTCCTCTGTAATAGCTCGCCATATCAAGTCATTAATACACGCTACAGTCTTACCACAGCGTCTATGAGCCACAATAACAGCCCATCTTTGTTGGCGGTCATGGAAGTCTAGAAATACATCTCTAGGCTTATACAGTTCTATGTTGACATCAGTAAAGTCTGCTACTTCTTCCATGAAACCACATAACGGATGGGTTTATCTTCGCTACCAGTATGCTCAGTACGGGCTAGTTTAGGTACATGGTATTCAGCCACTTGCATAAAGCAATCAAATGCGTGTTTAGGGCCATACTTAGGGTCATCAGCAATCGCTTCTAGCCACTCTTGTAACTTATGGCTATTACCATCAACAAAGCGTGCTATGGCTTCTCTAGCCAATGCGGTGGATTTATTAGGACTACCAGCAGGTCTGCCAGCACCCTTAATATTTCTTAATTGTTTATTTTCCATACTACCTCAAGTGATTGATTTAGTTAGGGTAAATTCTAATACTAAAACTAATTTTATGCCATCTGTTTAACAAATTGGTTAAAGTGCTTTGATAACTCCGCTTTACGCTTCATACGCTTATCTTCGTTCTTTTCTAGCGTGGTCTGTTTGTGCGGTTGCAACAAAGAGTTTTCAGGTTTAATCTTTTCTTTTTTAAACATTACATATCCTTCATCTTATCGGTAAGCATTTGTTTTCTAGTCTTTTTGGGCGGTTTTGCAGTCTTAGCCGACTCAATAAAGTCTTGCTTGCTAGGGGCATCTTTGCTACCAACCTTGTTCATTTTTTCGCCTGAACCAGCCTTGATGCGTTCACGCTT